AACACATCTGACAGCATTCCACAACTTCTGTAACCCTTGAAAAATGGGCTTTTCTTGATATCTTCGTTCTTGAAAAATTATCTCTTTGATAATTTTCGACCACGGTTTTAAGCCATTTTTACAGCTTTTGTTTCTAGTAGATTACTACCAATTTTTATTTTGTGTGTTCTTGGACGACTTCTTCAATCAGAATCGCTTCCTTATTATAATAGTTCATTCACACGTTTCTGAACCCTGCCTGAATCATACCCTGCTGCCTTAAGCCTGTCAATACGTTCCTGTCCATTGCCCCACTTGCCTATGATGACTTCATGTGCAACTGCATTGATGATCTTGTCCTCTGACATCTGTGAAGCCTTGACGAGCTTGTTGACCGCTGCCTGGACCTTGTTGTAGTCATAACCAGCCTTGGTCAGTCTGCTCTTGCGATCAACACCGTCGCCCCACTTGCCCGCAAGGACTTCCTTTGCAATGATATTGATGCTCTTCTTGCCGGCTGTCGGCTTTGCAAGTACGGATACGGCTCTTCTGCCTGCCAGCTTATTCCAGCTCGCCGCACTGATATAAGCCTTATTGAGATCAAGGCTGCTGTTGTAACCTGAGAGCTTGCCAACAGATGTATACTGCCTGATCAAGCAATTATACTTCCCCTCGTTCCATGGATGCTCCTGGTATCCGGTCTCAATATTATCCGGGTACTGAGCCACCCACAGGCCATATCCAGCTTTCTTCACTGCGTCCATGGCGCTCTTCTGCACGTAGATAAGCGGCTTAATGCCTGTCTTTTTCTGTACGTAGCTGCACCACTGTAAGCACCATTCCAGATCCTTGACACCAAACAGATTGTTGTTCTTGGCTTCCCAATCCAGAACAAGTACCGCCTTGCCGATGTACTTCTTTACATACGCAAGGAAGTGGTCAGCTTCTTTCTGTGGATCTCCGCCATTTGCATAGTGGTATACTCCCAGAAGTTTTTTTCTACTCAAAACTTTATCGCAATGCGCTGCAAAGTATCTGTTCTTGTAGTCTGTTCCCTCTGTCGCTTTCACTATACAGAAGTCATACGCTATCTTACTGAGATCTATGCCGGCATCCCCCTGCCATGCACTGATGTCAATTCCATTCATTTCCCATCACGCTCCTTTCTCTCCATATCTCCGCCTCTGTAAAATCGCTTAAATATTTCGATCAGATAGTCCCATCCTCTGGTACAGATGAATGCAATAATAAAAGCACCAAAGAATACAGCTACAGGGTAATACCATAGCAGCCGAATATCGAAATATGATAATGCTACAAACAAGCATATCTCACATATGATGAGACTTGTTATAAGCACCTGAAAAGAGGTTGGAATCTTCTTCAGTATTCCAACCTCTTTTGTAAACTCTGTGATAACTGTGATTAACGTGCAAACTGCTGCAACAACCAATAATAATATTGCCAACTTGTCCATATAAATCTCCTTTCTATTCCTGATCATGTGCTGCTTTATTCAAATGCTTTTCCATCTTGTCGATTGCTTCTGTGACTGGCCCGTTACATCCAAGTTCCTTAAGACCTTTCAGGCATGCAAGTGTACCATATGTAAGCAGACACTGCTCTTCCTTCATCTTCTTAATCTCCGCATCCTGTTCATTCTGCCTGGAATACCATTTATATATTGATATTATAAGGCCACAAATGACCGTTATAGCACCAATCACTTTCCCGATTTCAATAATCGCACTCGCGTCTATATACATATTCCTGGCTCCTTATCATATATCAGTTGATAGTTCTATAGCGAATCTCGACTCATTATACTGCGTATTCACTGTTAAATATCGCTTGGTATCTATATCGAAGTCATAGTAAGTATAGTTATTACACTGTGGACCATACTTTATCCCATACAACGATTTAGATATTATATAGTCTAATACTACTGGGACGAGTAACACTATATCTTTAGGGCCATAAGTGGCGTTGCCCAAACGTCCACTGTATGAACTTGTGATCACCTCCATCCTGTCAGTATATGCAACATTGCCGTCGGCATGGACATAGATAGTATGCTCCTCACCAGTTTTAATGTCGGTGCCTGTGTCGACTATGAACTGCATCTTTTCAGGGCTTGAACCAAATACTACACCTTTGGCAGTTATGACGTAGTATAGCTTCGCACTCATTGCGCCGACGCCATTTTTAGAACGTGACACAGAAATACTCTCTTTAACATAGAAGTTGACCTGGCTTGACGTCACACCTTTAACTATGCTCAACATCTCTAAGGTCGAGCTATCAGCATTATATTTGAACCGGAATCCCGTTGTATTGTATGCGTCATCGCCTTTGTACAAGACCCAGTCGCTTCCAGATGTTATTGTGTAATATTTTAAGCCAAGAGCAGCAGCTATCTCCTGAATCTTCTTGTCCGTGACGTCCGATACCCAGTATTCGCTGTCAACCTCTTGTTTCCCTAACGCTATTGTTTCAATCCTTAAGCTCATCTATTCCTCCTGTTCTGGTAGTATCGTGTACAAATCGCTTATCAATCCATATGTGTAAGGAACTGTACGCATAACTATCCCGTATGTGACTCCACTCGGTATCTTTCTGACGTTGTCCGCCATTTTGTGCATATTATCTTCGACCGCCGTCTCAACACCCTTCTCCGTGATGGCGGCGGCAAGGTCTTCTCGTCCATCACGGCCAGATTTTTTTAGTTTCATCACCTCGTTCTGCAAGGACTCTATAGCTTCTTTATTGGAACTTACCTGTTCGACCGATGCCTGTACGTCTTTCCTGGCACGCTCGATATCATCTAACATAGTCTCGCATTTCTGCTGAATCTCAATATACCATGCCTGCTCCACAGGCTCTGGCGCTATATCTGTGCCGGACAATCCATCGACTATCTCCTGTTCTATTGATCTGACCTTCATAAGATAATTGCTTGATGCGAATTCGATCGAAAATGTCAATACTCCCATCGACGGGAGCGCTTCACCTGGAACTACCCAACCAAACAGCAGGTCTTCGTCACTGCGTTGCACGTTGATTACCTTATTGATGTCAGAATGCCCACCTGGTGCTATGTATAACACCTGTATGTTCTTAGTTGACAAATCTATGCCGTCCACATATCGTGGTATTTTAAATGCAATGTACTGCGAGTTGTTTTCTCCTGCTATCAGCGTTTGCTTCTTAAGCACCGAGATTCTCTTCTCTAAGGGATCTATGTCAAATATCATTGTGTCGGAATATGCATTCTCATGATTATATCCTTCTACATATTCATATTCCATGCGCTATCTCCTTTCTAACTCACTCTCTGCCAGGCATTGACTGTTATATATGGTGGCATAATTTCTATTTCCTCGCCAGCGCCTACGCTGCCAGTGTTACCATATCCCGACTCATCTGTCTTGAGTGCCTTTGGGCCAATGGTAATACTGTGTGTATGTGCTCCATCTGTCGATGTCCTAGATGTTCGAGCCCCTATGAGTCCCGATGATGTTGCCCTATAGCTCGCAGTTCCAGCGGCTACCTCCTTCACCTGCGAGAATGAATGACTATGATTGCCCGCCGTTCCGATAGTGGCGGTGTGTGTATGACTTGGGATGTTGTGCTGGTGGTTAGGTATTGAATGTGTATGTGGCGGCAGGTTATCTTTGCCTATTTGTATGTACCTGTTTCCGCTTGTAAGCCCCGTCTTTTCCTTGTCGGCTGCATACAGGAATTCGCCTTTTATTCGGTTCCACTGGCCGCCAAACAGCTCCTCTGGATCGGTCGCTGCCATGCTCATATATATGCTGCCTACCGGATATATCGCATCTATGATTGACGCCGCAATACCTGCCAGCGGCTGCAAAACCGGAACAACTGACTCAACGCTTACTATGCTAAGCTCCTGTATTTTGATGTTGTACAGGACTACATCATCTGTTATCTCGCCGTTAAAGATATTGCCGCGTGTCACTGACGGCTTAGGTGGAGTTGCTGTGCTTGCCACTTCTATCCCTCTCGCTATGTACATTGATGCGCTCTCAACTCCGGTGCCTGTGTCCTTGGAATATCTAACAACAACTGCATCATATCTTGCCTTACCCTGTGATCCGTTTTCTATCGCTAAGGTCTCGCTTGAATTCTGCGGTATTGAAAAGTGCCGTCCCTGGTTAATCAGGTCGCCGCTGCCGATTGTTATCTCGTTGTTTGAGTTTAGGGTATAAGCCATCTGCTCACCGGTTTGCATAATGTATGCATCGTTGCCGCAGATGCCGGCGTTGAACCGTCCAGCATCTGCTGAGGTTACATGTCCCACCCCTGCATATCCTGTTATAAGTCTTATCATATTTAACTCACCTCATATGTTATAGTTACATCGTCATTGTTAATTTTAACTATCTTCTGTGTTACTTCCTGTATGGTTGATATGCCTGTTACGCTTTCAACCGCGCCGATTATATCGCCTATGTCGTAAGACTGCTCTGTCTCTTCCAAGTCAATCTTTAAGGTGTCTCTTGTGGTCTTCTGGAGCCTTTTGACAGCCTCAGCTACCATAGTGGCGTACTGGTCTGTGACCTTAGTGTAATATGTTCCAGTCGTCCACTTCGGGGCGACCTTATCCGAAGACTTCTTGTAATACGTCCCAGCTTTCCATGTTGGCGCCTGACCATCCTGTTTGGTATAGTATGTCCCGCTCTTCCATGTTGGCGTCTGCTCTGTCTTCTTATATGTGTACCTTGTTTCTTTCTTCCAAACAGGTGCAACCTGGTAGCTTTCCTGCACGAAGTATGTCTTAGCTTTCCATACTGGGATCTTCTTATCTTCCCGCTCTGCAACCTTCTCATAGCCTCCAGTCTTCTTACGCTTGTAATAGCCGGTATAGTTGCTGTCCCAGTCCGTCGGCTTTCTGGTCTGTGGGTTGTACCTGTATCTTGATACGCCGTCAACCTTCTTGTATTCGGTCGTAACTCCGTCAGAGTACAGTACGTAATAGTCACCGTAATTCTTTCTCCAATCAGATGGTTGTCTTGTCTGTTTTGTATAGGTTTCTTTCTCTACACCCTTGACAGATTCGTAATCGCTGCCCTTGGTATAGTAATCCTCATACTTTACAGTCCAGTCTGACGGCTTTTGTGTCTGGGCTGTGTATGTAGTTGTTCCGGATACTTTGTTATACGAGTCGCCGCTTCTCGTTGAATAATCCCCGAAGTTCGCCGGCCAATCAGATGGCTGGTAACGTGTCAGCGTGTATCCTACTTCAACGCCTGCCACTGCCTTGTAGCTGTCGCCATCATGTGTGTAATAGTCTTCATATTTCGTCTGCCAGTCTGGGGGCTTCTCTGTCTGAAGTATATAATTTGTGGCGATTTGTGCGCTGCTCATATCTAACACCTCTGCCACTTCATCCTCGCCAGTTAGTACCTGCCTTGATGTGTCAAGGATATAATCCGAGTCTTTCAGTGGGTTCTTGGTCGTAGCGTATGGCTGAATTCCTCCGTTCTCGTCCGTGAAGATGTGTATCACTGCCCTGTCTGCAAGATCTCCCTGTCCCAGGCATAACATATGATTGACTGGTGAATACTTTCTCGCCACTTCAAAATTAACCTGTGACGTGTCGAATTCCTCATCCTGTGAATAGTCATGAATCTGTTCCGCGCGCATTACCACCTTGCCGTTCTGCCATTTTAGCTTGAGTTTTGCCCCGGAATCCTTAAGCATTGTCCGGATTCCCTTATATCCTGTGACATATCTGTCGAATTGATAATGTACTGTGATGCCTGAGTCTTCTGTAGATGCCTCAAACAGGGTCAACAGGTCAAGCCTTTTAATCAGATCAGCAAGCACTTCATGCGCCTCACCATCCGCCACTAGATAGTCCTGCCCCGGATCCGGACACAGCACCTTATGGTCTATGTATCCCTGCCACGTTGGACCTGAGTATGTAACTTCATTGGATTTGGTGTTGACCTTTATCTTCTCGATAACTCCGCCATATTCCTCGTCTTCAACATATATGTAGTATCCGGCTTTACAGCAATGCGCCGCCCGATCAATCTTGAGTTCAAAGTCGTTCTCATCTTTTCCGTAGGACAGGTCTAATGTGTATGCATCGAATATGTCTATGTCTTTCTTTGTGTCATCTGCATATATCAAATCCATTCCGGCTCACCTCTTTCGTCATATACAGTGATGTCAAACGCCAGCTCCTTAGTCTTGAGTATTCTCAATGTTCCTGCCGGCAGTTTCTCAAATATGTAGCTGTCTCTGGCTCTTGTGTGGTATATGTTCTCTTCTCGGCCATACTGATCGTATTTTTTTATTGTCTTTGATATAGTGTTAATAACAGCGTACTCGCCTGCAGCTATATCTGCATCCATACCATACTTATGGTCACCGATGGTTATGGTCGGCTTTGATATTGGTCCAAATATAATCATTTCAAAGTTTGCTCCAGCAACCGTATCAACGTTCAGTATCTCTATGATCTCAGCCTGTCCATAGTCATAGCCTCCATAGTCGAATCCGTCATAGAATCCTTCCATGCCGTAATCCAACGCACCAACCTCTCCGGATGATGCTATGTAGCTGTGCTTATAATCCTTAGTCCACATAGGATGGAGACTCAGCACTGTCAACTGTTTAGTCACAGATTCAAATAATTCATCATAATCTGAGTGTTTCTTACTAACTATGTATGCCCGCTTGTAATAACCATTCCACCATATTTTACCTGGTAACATACGCTGCACATCTCTGTCAAACACTGTGTACATGTGGTTCATCAGCTCATTGAACTCTTCGGCACTATCAGCCATGATATCAAGTGTCAAGCTGTACGTTTTGGTGTCCTTATAGAATCTCTTGATCTTGCCTATGCCATTGATACCGGTTATGGTTGTGTAATTCCACTCATCATCAAGCAGACTTTCAGGCGTCTGGGCGTATATCCCACCACTCATGAAGTCTATAATCTGTCCGTCTGAGCTTTCGTAATATAATGTCATACCGGCCGCCTTTCCAATCTTCCGATCTCCCTGCCATTGAGGTTGATGGTGATGTTCATTCTTGCACACGCCTTTGCTGTCGCCTCGCCGAGCAGATCATAGTCTATCTGACCTGTTCCGCCTGCTGCCTCGACAGCCTCCGCAACATATCCCTGCAGCACATCGATAGGCGCTATTGCCTCATATCCGGCCTCGCCGCCAACCATCGGTGTTCCCGATGGACTTGTGCCGAACTGTGTAGCTCTCTTCAGCACTGCACCGGCTCTATACCATTCCACATCAACCGTCGGCTTTGTTCCCTTTCCGGCTATTCCCCATGGTGCCTCGCCGCCGCTTATTTTAAAGTGGGGGAGCTTAATATCTGGGAGTTTTATCTTCAACTTTTCAAAGATTCCCTTTATCTTCTCAGCCAGATTAGATATGGTTTCTTTTGCCGTCTCAATCGGATGGGTGATTGCTTCCTTCACCTTACTGAATATATTCGACGCCGTTTTCTTTATCTTCGAGCCTATATTGGATATTGTCGAATGGATCTTGTCCATGAAATTGTCTATAAATTCACGGAAGCCTGAGCAGTTATCGTAAAGCAGTTTGAATGCACCGGCAAATGGATTAACAAGCAGCAAGAGAAGTCCCTGCCAGTTGCTCTTGATCCAGTTAAGTATATTTACGAAAAAACCTTTCACTTTTGCGATTCCATTGCTTACCGATTCTTTCACCGACTCCCATGCAGCCGCCATCTTTTCTTTCAGTATTTGAGCCACTTCTATGACCTTCTGTTTGATCTCGTCCCAGTGTTTAACACATAGAACTATGATCGCAATTACAGCTGCTATAGCTGCCGCTATCAATAAGTATGGTGCAAGTGCTGCTGTCTGTGCTGCTACAAGTCCCCAGAGTGTCGTTGTCTCTGCTGCCTCCATAGCCGCTTTGACTCCTGTCACTGCCGACTGCAGAGCCATTGCTGTTGTTAATACTCCTATGACCACGGCTATCGCTGTGATGATTGGCTGCATCTCTTGGAGCTTTGCCACTATAAGCGGTACATTGTTCGACACCTTTTCAATTATCTCTGTCACCTTCGGTATTGCATCAGTAACTATCGGCTGTATGATATCCTGTTTGAGGGTTCTGCCAAGTCCTTCAAGTGAACTGCCCACATCGTCATATCTTATGTTGGCCACCTCGTCCATCTTGCCCTTGGTATCACTAAAACTGTCACCAACAGATGATATTGACTGAATGAACTGTGTGCCACCATCTTCCGCCATTGTTCCGAACGCAAGTGCGGCCAGGTTCATCTTGTCTTGTTCAGTCTTAGCGTTCTGTATGTCTGCAACGATTGACGACACTACATCCTTCTGAGTTGCGCCGCCGTTCTGCCATTTTGCGAACAGTTCCTCAGTCTTCTGACTCCACACACCTGTGCCGTCCTTGACCTCTCCGGTCTTCTCGTCAATCTGTGTCATGGTATCCGCAATAGTTCCATCTCCAAGTCTTGTCGTTACCTCGTTAATGGCGTCATTGACCTTGTCCAGGTTATATGCACCGCCCTCTGAGCCATTCTTTAACAACTGGAAATACTCATCAGCCGTGTACCCGGCCTCAGCAAACTTACCTGCATACTCTGACACGTTATCGCCAAGCTCATCGGTGTAGTTAAGACCCTGCTGTGCACCGCTTGCCATGAGATCGAACGCCTCTGTAGCCGACAGGCCAAAGTGACTCATAAGTGAGTTGACTCCCCTAAGGGTCTCTGTCATATCCATTCCAAATGTATCCTCGAGGGTTATAGCGTTCTCAGTAAGTGTCTTGAGCTGTGATGGATCAACCTCCTTGGTTACTTCCTTTACTTTGGTCATCTTCTCGGCTATATCCGTGAGGCTTTCTCCGAAGTTATCCTTGTATATCTCCTGCATGACCTGGTTGTATTCATCCATGGAGTCAGCCGCTGTGCCTGTAGCAGCCGCAAATCTCGCACTTGCCGCATCTGAGTCCGTTCCGATCTCTGACAACGCAGAACCAAGCCCCTTGATGCCATCGCTCACAAGGTTTGCCATTGCTCCTTTCGCAACAGTATAGCCTTCGCCTGCCTCTTTCGCACTTTCGCCTGCTGCCTCAAGATCCTGCGCATTCTCTTCAAGAGCATTGCTCAGGTTCTTAGCCTCAGTCTGCAGCTTCACTGAGTCGGTCTGTGTGTTAGTGAGCTGTGTCGCTAGCTTTCTTGCCTCGTCGCTGTTCTCACCATATGCCTTTTTAGCAAGATCCAGCTTTTGCGTGAGGGTCTCCTGTTTTCGCTTACTCGCCTCTATCTCCTGTTCAAGGAGCTTCTGTTTCTTGCTGAGGTATTCCTCCTCGTCGCCGGTAGCTTTATACTGAGCCTCTGCAAGTTTCATTTTGGCGGTGAGTTGTGATGTTGTGCTGTCCGACTCCGCCATGACGCTGTCGAGCTCTGCCATAGCCTGTGCATTCTCATCTACTTCCGGTATAAGGTGTGCGAGCTGACCTTTGAGCCTCTCAGCCTGTGCCTGTGAGCTCAGTATCGACCTTGCCCACTTGTCAACTTCAACGCTGTTTTCGCCATATATGGCCTTTGCAGCCTCAAGCTTCTTTGTAAGGGCTTCCTGCTCCTGCTGGTTAGCCTCAAGCTGTCTCTCAAGGATTGATTGTTTCTGGGTATAATACTCGCCCTCATCACCAGTATTCTTGAACTGCGCCTCGACAAGCTTAAGCTCTGCCTTCAGATTCTTCGTTGTATTCCTTGCCGAATCGAGGTTCGCTGTGTATTCTTTTGTGTCTGCTATAAACTTGACGCTTGCCTCGCTCTTCTTCTTAGCCACGTCTCTCACCTGCCTTCTTCACTGCGTAGTTCATCCATCCGTCATAGGCTGCCTTATTTGCTGCAACCGCCGACAGAAAGTTTAAGTCGCTGTCGTAAAATGTTTTTTCCGGGATTCCGAGGATCAACACATAATACGTGTAGTAGTCCTCTATGTCCTCCAGCTCAAACCTGGGTAATTTTATCGACCGTTCTTTCTCCTTCGTGGCTTTCCGGAATGCATCACGGAATCCCGTTTTTTTTTCGCGGAATTGAACAGATTCTCAAACGTCGTTCCAAGTTCCTCCCTATCGTCTGTAACTTCGGTTAGGAATTCTTCAAACGATGGGATATCTTCATCAAGATGTGCGCATGCGTAGGCAATGTAGATGAACTTCGCCATGTCAAGCTCGTTGAAGTCTTCGCCCTTTTTCTGCATTTCCTTGTACTTGGCAAAATATTCATCTGCCAGCGGCTTATTTCTCTTGTTAAGCTCTGCTATAGCGCCAAGATTGAGCGTCACGTTTTCAAATCTTCCATCCGCCATCAGTAATTTGTGGTATACCATTTATTTCCTCCTACAAAAAAGAACACCCTTGCGGGTGCTCTTATCTCTTATACTGCCTTTACAAGTTCTAGTGAGAAGTTAGTAAGCCACTGCTGCTTGATTTCTTCGCTTTCAAGCTCACTCTCAAGCGCCTCGTACATGCATTCACCATTCTCATCCGGCATCAGATCAATAGTCATCTCCAACTCGGCCACTTCTTCCGCTCCGTTTTCGATCTTCCTTGATGGTCCCGACGATAAAATACATCTAGGGTATGCCTTAAACTTTATGTTGCCGTCCTCATCTAACACTTTCTGTGTCAGTGAGAACTCGGGATGCTTACTGTTCTCGCCATAGGCATATACACCTTTGGCGAGTTCCTTTCTCACCATGTTGTATATCTCATTGTAAACGCTGCGTGGTACATGCAGCGACTGCTTTAATGTGCCGTCTCCTGTACCACGAGTTCTTTTCTTGGCTACTTTGCCTCTACACTTCTTCGTTATAGTTTTGACTCCAAGCTCTTCCTCGCTTGAGCCAACACAGTTCATATTTTCAAACGATTTATTTTCAGCTATCTTGATGTACTGTTCAATTATTTCGAATTCCGAAAAAACATTGCTTGTCATTTTTTCTCTCCTTTCTAGGATTTCCTAGTCGCCCAGAAGTTTTCCCAGGCATATTTCTATGATTTTATCTGATGATTCTTCTGCTCCACGCATCATGAAGTGCTGGCCACCAGCATGTCTCCTTGTGTTTTCTCCATCGTCAGGAAAATACAGATAATGATAGGAGCCTCTTGACGCTATCGTAACTGCTAGTAAGCTGTCTCTGTGTTCAAATGGCTTCGCTACACTTGCCGGTTTCTTCTTCTTGTTCCAGTTTCTTCCTGATACTGGCAGGATACTCGCTATGTTCTTCTGAATGACGTCAGCGCCCTCATTATGAAGAACATCGTTGATGACCCTTATTCCGTCATCCTTATATGAATCAATAAGATCATCTAAGACAACATCGCCCTCCAGCTTGAACCATTCTGATCTAACTCCCATTTACACCCTCTTTTCCGGGTGTACGAACGTAATAGTTGCCACCTCAACAACCACATCTGTGTTGCCCTTCGTGATGTATTCATACGGGATATCGTCTGATGTTGCCTTCATTTTTGCGCCGGCGCAACGTGTGCTCTGTGCCTCAATCGCATCAATAACAGTCTGCACATACCCCTCAGGGATACAGTTCTCATGAATGATATGCACCTCATATCTGGTCTGCAGATCGCACCGGTTTGATGCCTTTGAAGTCTTTGTCCTGTTAAAGACAAAGTAATTCCATTCGTCCAGATGATCCGCTGTACAAGTGCCGTAATATGCCCCTGCCATCGGCACATCGCTTGATCTGGCAAGCTCTTCAAGAGTCTTTCTTGTCTCGTCAAGTATTGATTCTGCCTGTTCTCTTTCTTCAGGTATTGACTCCATCGCTTAACTTCCTTTCCTCTTCAAGATATATGTACATTTCCTGCTTTGCCCTGTCGTGATCCAGCTTGATGATGCTGTAGAGCGTGTCACCTGCTATGGCCTTTAATGTAGGATCCACCTTGTATGATCTTGTCTTTATTTTTAAAGAGAGTGTCCTGCCCTGGCTCGATGCGAACTCGATGTCCTCGTCTCTCTTGCTCTTCTCTTCATATGCAAGCTTGACCACCTCTTCAAGATCATCTCGGCTGAGCGCATTCTTGGCAGCGTTAAAGTCTGTTGACTTTTGTTTCTTTTTAACAATGTAAACAATGCCATCATTGTAGTTACTAAACCTGCTCTTTAGCATTTCTAGCCTCCTTCACTCTGCAGATATGCTGTAGTTTCAGGATGTCCGCTCTGTAGGCTCCTTCCCACTCATCAAGTGCCTTGTTGTATGCGTACAGCATATATGAGAGATAGAGCCTGTGAGCCAAGCCCGGAGCGAAATAGTCAAGTTCCGCTCCAAACAAGTGATTAAGCTCTATCTCCCCATCAAGCATCATGCTGATAAGGCTCTCGGTTGTATCCGGATCATTCCAGGTGATCTGCAGGTGTCTTTTGACATCTGTTACAAACTCTTCTGGCATATTGTTCTTATCAAGCATGTGTACTCACTCCTTATGATGATGCTGCCTGTGTTGTCACATTAACATCTACTGCCTTGATCATGACATAAGCGGCTTCAAGCTCTGATATGTCAAGCAGGATAGCCACACTGTTATCGTATGCCTTGCCGTTGCCGTAGAGCTTGATCTTAAATACTCTCTGATCCTGTGTGAACTTGAACTCGTCTGAGAACTCAAGAATTCCCTCCTTGGATGATCCAAGTCCTGCAAAATACTCCTCAGGGAGTACGAGCAAAGCCTCACCTGTGGCCATCTCGGCTGAACGTACTACGTCAGTTGGGAATGGGAACAGATTTGTGGCGTATGTTCCGGCCGCTGTGATTACAGTAGTGGCCGGCATGATCTTCTCCAGATAATCTTTCTGGTTGCAGATAAGTGTAACCTGATCGAACACTCTTGTGCGTCCACCATGCTTTGTATATCCATCCTTAGCGCTACCGTCCTCGTTCGCCGCCGTAGTTGCTGCTGTAATCTCTCCACTTGTGTTATTGGTGTACCACACCTCTGTCTCTGCCAGTTTCGCAAGGATCTCGCCATAGTCCTTCGGCGTAAATGACTTTATCTTGACAGCAGTCTTTCTCGGATATCCTGTAGATGTGTTGACAGATACGCCCTGGTGAATGTCTCTATCCATTCCGATCGGCTGGTTGTGTCCTGTTCCCGAGATGATAGCCTTCTCAAGAGCTGTAGCAAGGGCTTCCTGAAGGAATGTCCTAATGTATCCATCGAGGAACACAGGGCCAAGGTCGAGCATATCCTTCTCGATCACTGCAAAGGCTGACAGCTTGTTCTCTGCCATCTTGACAGTTCTGAACGCTGATGTGATCTGCTTTGTGATCTCATCATTTACCTCGCCCCATACGGCTGTGTTTACAGTGTGATCGTTCAGGATCCACGAAGTAAGATACTGAACTGATACGAAGTTGATCTTGTCTAAGAGCGGATGCTCCTCAATGAGATGCTTGTATACATCCTCAATGATAGTCTGAGGCATTACCTCAGGTGTGAGAAGTCCGTTCATGGTCTGAACAGTCTTTGCCTTGCCTGCCTCGATTACCTTCTCGTAGAACTTAGTCTCGCTTGCGGTGAGCACCCTGAATCCTCTCTGTGCAAGTACGGCATTATCACCATTTGCCGACTGGAACTCCTCTCTGACGGTATCAGCAACCGCCTGTCCGAACTGCTCAAACGCTGCCAGCGCAGCGTCGTTGTCTCCTGATGCCATTGCTGTATTCATGGCGTCAACTGCCTGCTTAATAGCAGGGTTAGAACCTGGTTTGTACATTCTTTCTTCCTCCTGTTATGATAAATTTTTAAAGAATTTCTGTAAGAAATTGTCAGTCTGTTCCTGACCGTCAAGATGTGACGGATCACTCTCCTTACTCATCTGGTCTATAGTCTTCTGTATCTGGTCAAGCCTTAATGTCTGCTCTTCAAAGAACCTCTTCATGTCAGGCTTGTATCCAAGAATGGCGTCATGTATAGATGCCATGGCACTCTGCTGTGTCTCCTCATCCTCTTCATCGTCATCACCGGCTATCTCCGTTGCGAATCCATAGTCAAGACACTCCTGCGCTGTGAGCCAGGTCTCAGCGTTCATCATCTGCTTAATCTCGTCCTCTGAGAGGTTGCTGACCTTCTTGTATGCCTCGATGCTGGACTGGTTGATCTTGTCATTGTCCTCGGCTGCCTTGCGCATCTCCTCACTGTTTGCATAGCCAATGTATGACATACAATTGTGGATCATCATGAGAGCTATAGAGCCCATAGTCCTGACGTCTCCGGCACAGAATATGATCGTAGCAGCGGAACAGGCAAAGCCATCACAGTATGTGTGTACCTGTGCCTTATGTCTCTGAAGCGCTGAGTATATTGCAAGAGCCTCGGCTACCTCGCCGCCGTAGCTGTTGATGTAGACATTGATCGTGTCCACGTCAAGGCCGTCTATCTCGCTCTTGATGTCCCTCGCTGATACGCTGCCATCGTCGCCTATCCAGCTTCTAATAATCTCGGCACTTCCTGTGATATCACCATATATGTTGATATCTGCTGTTCTCGTATCGTCATCCCTGGTTATCTGATAAAATACTTTTTTACTCACTCTTTCCTTCACCTCCTTCCGCTACTCCCTTAAGGAATCTGTCTATTTCTTCAAAGTTTTTCGTTATGAAATGCTTTCTCGACCAATCTGTATTCAGTGGTTCTTTTCCAAGCTCCTCTCTGGTCTCATCTATGCAGTACACGCCTGATCCTATGAGTGTTGATACACTCGCCGCTACGTCGAAGAGGTCTCTGTGCTGTATACGGCTTGTGTCTGCCACATAATAGTTGCCTTTCAGATAGTTATCCACATCTCCTCGCTTATTGAGCGTGGATGTTATGGCATCTGCGTAAGGATCCACTCCGAACGTAAGGAACGCTCCAACAATCTCTTTCATGCTTGTTATATTTCCGGACATCATTGATTCCGGAATATGAAATGCCGAGGCAACCATCTTGAACAGATCTGCCCGAAGCTTCAGGTAATCATCTGATGTCTTAACATTTGCGCCTTTGTCCGGTTCGAGATCATATCCATCGAACTCTGGATATATCGCATTCTCTGATGATATGTAATCAGTTATCTGTTTTTTTACATACTCCTCAAAATCTTTCTGGAATTTTGCATCTCCAGCCCTCACGCCATCTATATGTAGCTTATACTTCTGTCCGTTAGAGTTCCGAAATGCTTTTGATGCTGCTGTCAGCATCTTGCTATAGTCCTCATACAAGCCATCTATGAGCTGGTGCACGTTGATGTCGTCCAGCGCGAATAGGTAATAGTCCTTGATCGTGAATACCTTGTTAAACGTAAAGGTTCCCACGGACACATTGGCATACACATCACCCTTGATGGGCTGGTCTCTCTGCTTTGTATAGCCGTCTGCACAGTACAGAGCTCCTGCAGCATCCACTACAAGAGCCTCACCTTTTCGGACCATGTTATTGATGACCTTGTGCCAAAATATTGAACTGTTTTCATTCGCGTTCGGAGATATATTCAGCAGATAGTAATCACGATTCTTCACCGGCTTGCCATTTTCATAGCAACGGATCTCCGATCGGGATATAGCATTGCTTATGAGCGATGTCGCTGTGTATATTGCTAGTTCCTTGTAATACAGTGATGCCGGTATATCTATGATTATTGTTCCGTCTGCTGCCCTCTTGGTCAGCGGGATTATCCTCTCGATAAAATTCCGGAATACTCCCATGTCTTACCTCCTATATCTTTATGACTCCCAGCCTTACATACTGCGGCCTTTCCTTGATCTCTGCCTCTGGTATCATAGACGCTACAAGCGCCATGAATGGATCGGTCTTTCTCGACCGGGCTTCAATCTTGGCATAAACAAAGGAGCCCTTGTCGGCTCCCTGGTCTCTTCCATATCTGATTACTTTAGTGTTGTTTGTCGCCCATCTGAGGACAACATCATCGCCCCAATGAAAGTAATGGTTGATGAAACAATGATCTATCACCGGAACTATCTTCATGATGTCTATCTGTTTGATCAATATGAGGTTGCCTCTCTCTTTAGAGAAGCCTATCTTGTCAAGTGCATCAGACATCAGTGCATATCTATAATTATCTATTGCCACCTTAGTGATGTTGTAAAGTCTTCCCATCTCCTGTATGTAACTGGTAATAACGGATGGGTGTATCTCCACATCGTCCACATAGCCCAGTTTCCCCGACTTTACCCATTCTTTCCATGGTGCCTGTATTCTCGGTATATCCTTTGATGCTGAGCATAACCAGGCATGATTGATATCATATCTCTGGTCTCCCTGCTTAAAATGGAAATTCACGGCTGCAAAGTCTGATGTCTTCATGTAATCTATCCCAACGGTACAGTTCCATCCCTTAAGATCCGGTAACTCCTGGTTGGTAGCCTTGATATTCTCCCAGTCTGTAACGCCGCATTCCTTGTGTCCACTTGGGCGGTTCATTCGCTTTGCCATGAATGCCGGAAGTCGATCCGGGTTCTTCTTCCAGTCCCTGTACTCTTTTCTGATCTCAGCTAAAAGGTTTGGCAAATACGGCAGTGATGGGTTTGCCTTTGTCCAGTTATCTTCATTGTCAACCTCTTTCACATCATCCAGGCGGCAAATAAATGGCAATAAGCCATTATCATCCTCTCCGTTATAGAGAATACCCTCTGAATCCGCTATAAGGTCGTCGAGAGGTCCTTCCCTTACATCTCCGTTTGTTGTGTAATACGATCGGCGAGGATGTTCCTTCTTGCCAAGGCCTGTTGTAAATACATCTATGTTTGCATAGTTCTCATACTGGTGGATCTCGTTGAATATGACTATTCCTGATCGGAGTCCATCCTTGCCCTTTGGGCTGTTTGTCCTGCCGATGATAGTGCTCTTCGTCTTAAGACTTACTATCTTTTCCTTAGTCCAGCTATAGAACCTGTGTATTTTTTTGATGATCCCTGGCATTTCAAAAAATCCGGTTAAATCTTTAACTGGTCTTGTTGCCTGATCCTCGTTATTTGCACAAATATCAACATCATATTCACGGATGCCGTTATATGGAGACGAGAGCAGGAAGCTCTCAATTGCTATCATTCCATCTTTTCCGGCGCCTCTTCCGATCATGGTAAAGAGATCCGGCCATCTTGGCATTCCAGTGTCATCCCAGTATGTGCAATCGTGTAATGCTATTACAAAACGCTGCCACGGGAACAGTTCAAATGGCACATACTGCTCGCACAAGTGCATATACTTTTGTAACTGTTCCGTGTCAACGTGAATTGGCTCATTCTCAAAGCACCATTTAACGTGTGCGACTAGGTTTTCCTGGTCTTTGCAGCATTTATAGGTGCCCTGTTCAACGATATCTATCCATTCCTGAATCTCCGGTATGTTGTCAATTCTAAAGATCGCCGTCGTCCTCCGCTATCTTGTCTGTTGTGAGTCCGAGTTCTTTCAAAATGGCGAGCTGACTTCTCGTGTACTGCGGCAGGAGCTTGACGTTCGGGTTATCTTTCTCGTACTCCTTGCCTGCTGCCGATGTGGCCGTATATGTCATACCTCGTTTCTTGATATCAGCCTTCATCTTCTTGATCAGCTTGCAATATTCCATGTAATCATCAACTAGCGCCTCAAAATGTGATACATCTGCACCCTTGGCTCTGAGCTGTGCCATGAGTGACTCTCTGATTTTTGCCTGCGACTGCTGTGCCATTTTTTGATCTCACCTCACTTTTTTCTCGCGTGCGTGCGCGAGGATGTTTTGTCGTGTCCATTCCCCCGTTGCTTTCCCCTCTCCAAAATCAGGGTAATAGGGGGTGGGGGGTACTCTACCAGCGTTCTTCATTCACGAAATGTTCTTCATCGTTGTGTTTATATCCATTCTTCTTCCACTTCTCAGGGTGGAGCTTGTTGTGGCACGCCTTGCATACCGGTATAAGGTTCTGATATGTCTTGCCACCATATGTATATGTCCTGCTGAGTGCCAGAGCTGGATGCTTGCGAACGAACTGTACATGGTGTACCGTGCTGAGCAGATGCTTGTTGCCTTCGTCGTCCACATCGTATCTGGTGATGACTCCTCGCTTCTTACACTCGGCACATTCGTAGTGATTCTCCTTTAGAATCTTATCCTTGAGTGATCTCCACTCTTTTGACTTGTAGAACCTCCACAGTTCATCCTTGTCTATCAATTCCTCTATCCACTTCTTAAGTTCATCAGCTTTCATACATTTCTCCACAACAAAAGCTCCGGTCTCCCGGAGCTCATATATATGTTTGAGGGCTTATCCTCATTTGGCGATGATATAACTATATCTGTTTTTTTGTCCTCCGAGTACCGCACTTTATATTTTTTTTGCCATCATGTAATAAAATTTGCGTCGGATTTCATAGAACAATGTTCTGCCACAAGGTACACCTTGCTGGTCTATCATGCGGAATGTACAACCTTCTGTTGTTACATATCTGAGGAGATACGGATATATCTCATCATATCCGGTGACTGCTGCCTTGGCTGTATCCTCAACCAATGCCACCTTAGCGATCAGCTCAGCCCTTCTCATTGCAGCGTCTGCTGTCGCGTCTGAGCCACCACCTGACCCAGTAGGCATCCCTGTAACCTGTGGGCTTCTGTAGGTGTCTGTATTGTTTTCTATCTCTGCCTTCCATTCGCTATACTGTAGGCAGTATGAGTATGCCGTAGCAAAGGCATGCTTGGATATTCCATACTTCTTGTTGATTGGCCTTACGTTTGGCATTATCTATCTCCTCCCTTGATATATTTTTATCTTGTAGCTCTATTTTGTAGCACATTTCTTTTCCATATAGCTCACCGCAAGTCTGCTGCTCTCTTTTTCAAGATCTCTCTGTCCGCGACATATAAGCTCTGTAACATACTGTTCGGCTTCTCTGTAGCTAACCGGTTCGGTAAAGTCTATGTATACTGATACCTTATGTGTACTCATACAGTTCTCGCACTCTACGGCCAGGCTATTCATTTCAATATCTTTCGTCTCTCTCATTCGTTACTCCTTTCTAAAAAAATCTTTCATTGGAAGTGGTTCTGCTGACAAACCGCCGTGCCTCACAATCTTAGTAGCATCATATAAATTCACTGCATCCTCTAGTCCTCTTGTGGAAAAATACGAAATGCCTGGCTTGTCAGTTTGATACCGAACATCATGCTTTTCACTAATAAAAAAAGATTTTTCATGCAACTGCTTTACAACCTTATCCACATCGTATGCTATTGGCTGTTCCTCTATATACTTTCCAAAGGCTCTTAAGCTGGATCGTATTGCAGTCAATACATCTCTTGTCAGAATGCAGTACACGCCTGTTCCTGCAATACACTTTTCAGTTACAATTCTTTCTTGTTCATTTACCCAATCGGTCAGCCTGTCTGCATCGATTAATCTCATCCTTTTCCAGCCCCCTCTCTATTTTTTTGATGTGCAATATATAATATTTCTTTCCTGGCTCAGCTCCCCACTCTGGCTTGCCCGTGCCTATACTGAGCGTACACATTGCCTTTATCTGAGGAGCCACCTTTGAATATCCATTGCGGAATATCACTGGCACTGGCCACTCTACCTGATCCATCTCTGGTAAAACATTGTGCAGCACCTCATCACCTACGCATATTGCACCGAAGGCATTCAGGAGTCTGCTGTCGTAATATTCTTTTATCTCTCTGTATTCCTCTTTCTTCTCGCCGGACGCAATCATATCAAACCACATACGTTTGATCGGTAATGTCAACATTCGCTTTATCCTCCAGTCTAATGATCATTTGTAAATAACTCCTTGTACACATCCCTCTCTCCCTCACATCTGGCGAGCGATACCTCGAGACTGTGTATCTTGTTTCTAAGTTCCCCTGACTCTGATGTGTCTATCTCTAACAGCTCCGCTACAGGCATGTCTGTTTCATCTGCAAGCACGATGCCCAGCGCATCCGCTATAGCCTTACGCACCGCATCATATTCAGCGTCTGTTATTGTCTTCTCATAGCCTACGCAGTTCTCGCTCCTGGTGTACTGTATCATTGCCGGTGATGCATACATCTTTCCCTGATATACGATCCTTACGTCTGCATCATCTATGCATCCCTCTCTCAGCCATCCCTTTCTCAGCTTGATGTATGTTGCTATCCTTCCATTGTCTGCGAGGATGAGCGCCGGGCTTTCTCCCTGTGCGCTCTGTACTATCCATATCTCTCCCGGTCTTGCTGTGTCCATTTTGTTCTCCTTCCTTGTCGCTCTTGATATCGCAATGCTCGCTGTTGGATCTGAATATCCTTCACTGTTCTTTCCTGTCATTAATCCTCCTTTATGATCATCATGTCTTTTGCCAGCGCATAACCATATTCACGGTTCGCCCCCTTGGACTGCTGCCAGCCGTCAAGCATATATATCGTGTCGCATCTATCCAGGAGTCTCAGACATATGTCCATACACTCCTCATATGACCATTCTTTAGGCAGCTGTGACAGGATGCGTGCTGGATTCACCACCGCCGCATCCGTGTATTTCTCTTCAAGATACTCCTCGGCGTCACCGAACTTGTACATGTAATCATTTACTTCTGTAATTGGTCCGCTTAAGTATATTCTTGTCATCATCTTCCCTCCCATTTGGTATTAATCTCCATCATCAAGATAATTTTTTCTGAATATATTCATAAATTCTACCCTTGTGTGCTCTCTCTCAAATGCACGCTGACCGTCTCTCTGAAGTTTCCGCATATTGTCTGCGTTGTTGTGGACTGCTGCCGGTCCAGCAGTATGATGTTCTATGCACAGATACACCTTGAGGCCGTATGCCTCAGAGTGTATTCTGTTTGGGCCTCCGAATATGTGATGCTCCTGCAGAGGCTTCCTTCCGTAGTCTCCGTTAAGTCTTGTGCACAGATAGCAGGTGCCGTCTTTAAACTGCAGGATTGACGGCTTATGCTGTTTTCTTTTTTTCTTGTATACCGGCTTAGGGTACATCATTTCATATTCTCCGGTGTCGAAGGTGTAAGGTCTACACCTTTCAGGGCTTCCAGTGTCTTCTCGTTCTTCTCATCGTGACGGAATGTCGCTGTCATGCGGCATATGTTATTCTGCCAGAGCACACCTACCTTGCTGTAGAACGGATCAGATGGTGCATATTCTCCATGTTCCTCGTCAATGTTGCCTTCTCTCAGGTTGATAAACGCCTCGTTGAGCAAGTAAAGCATTCCTGTGTCTGTGTCCTGAAGGTATCTCTGAACTGTACCGGCTGTGCCTATCTGGAGCGTATTTGTGATGGTGAGCGGTCCCATGGTGTAAGGTTCAACATATATGCTCATAGGCATTTCTATTTCGTACTGATTGCCCTGCTTGTCTGATCGGAATCTCTCTCCCGGCTCTGGGAGCTCACCGGCAAGTGCTATTATGTTTGCAAGCGTCTGCTTCGGGATGTATTCTCTTTTGATCTCTACTTCCCAGAATCTTCCTGCCAGATACACCCAGCCGTCTTCCGTCTGGGCTACTACCAGCCCATCTGTCTTATATGCCTTCTTCATCAGGGCATTCAGTGTCTTTTCGTTCAAGAACATTGTCTTCTACCTCCTTCTCTTCATTTCCATTTATGCAGGCTCTTAAATACTTGTGTGGCACATTTGCCTTGACGCCGTTATATATGACGTCCGCCTTACCTACATCCCTCATAATGTTCATGAGTTCGTTCACTTTAAGCTCAACCCTTGCATCTGCAGTGAATGCGTCTATTATTCCCATGTCCTCTACCTCCATGTCATTTTCTGCCCGCACCAGTGACAGTGCGTGTGTCTGTATGCTACCCTCTTGCCGCATCTTGGACAGGCGAAATAATTCTCGCCCATTCTCACGGCTTTGATTGCCGTCTCGTACTCTGATGTCAGCCGGCCTGAAAGCTGTGCCGCTCTGTCATAGTCGCTTATGATATCGATAGCGCCCTCAACTGCTGCCAGCTCACAGGCTGATAACTGTTTGTCCTTGATGTCCATCAGGTACTTAAGTATGTCATCGTTGGTCACTTGATTTCTCCCTTCCTGATCACCTGTTCTATGTCAAAGTGGCTAAAGCATTCATGATAACCTTTCTCGCTCCTCATTAACACATAGTCCCTGTATGACTTCACTACAGTCCACCGCACCCACTTTGTATATGGGACATTGTTCTCTTTGCCGCCATATGATAATATTTTCACCCGCCTGCCAGGCTGGCAGATGATATTGTGTCTTGCCGTGATCTCGAATCCTTCCATGTCCGCTCCTTTCTACTTCCAGCCATGTAATTCATGGAGCTGTTCCTTAAGCTCTGTCATGTTGTGCCTTACTCCTGCCATTAGGCGGAGAGCATCCGCCGGGTGATCTTCTCTGATAAGTGTCTTGATCTGTCTGAGCGTTCTCAGAGTGTCAGCTTTAAGGACTGCATAATCCTCTTCACGTGCCTTGACCTCTAGGCTTTCTGCGGAATTTTGCGCCGGCGCAATTACTTCTGTTCCTTCAACATCGCTTTCAGACGCTGTGCATCCTTCTTCAGATCGTTCTTCGCCTTCAGAATCTGCTCGTTCAGGTTCTGAAGCTGATTCTCCAGTGCTGATGTATCCCGTCTCTGCTGTTTCATCCGCACTATCATCGCTTTTATGTCCTGCCTCTCCGCATACAGTATTTCCAGCTGTTTCACTATGTCCATCTACTGCCTCCTCTACATCGTGATGTATCTCTTCTTCCTGTGCCAGCGACGTATCCTCTGTCTTCTTGCTCTCTTCTCTCTGATCTGCTGCCACATCTGCATTATCTTGTTCACTCGCTTCCTCCTCTCCGAAGTGTGTGCCACTATCTACTTTTATCAAATCATTCATTAAAAACCTCCTCTATCTATACAAAACACAACTGTCCGCTCTCTTCTTCGCCTATCTTCATGTTTGGCATTCTCTTCCTTACACAAAGTTCTGGAAGATTCGACCTCACCATCGCTGCCGGTATAGGTGGACAAACTGCATTTCCACATCTCTTAACCTGTTCACTTCTTGAATATGTCTTACCTGTGCTGTCACGATCTATGATGTAATCATCCGGGAATCCCTGGCACCCATATAGTTCCTTTGGTTCAAGCATTCGGAGACCAATATCCACTATCTGATACTCAACGCCTTGGATTGTTACAAGTCCGAACCGGTCTCTTGATGTCACTGTATCAAGCGGCTGTTCTATGTCCTGCCCTGTACCCTCTCCGTAGTATTTAATCAAGAATGCTCTGACCTCTCCAAAATGTCCGGCTGATGTTGTAACTGTATGCAGCGGTTCTCTCTCATCCTGACCTATCCCTGTCTTGTAAAACTTGCTGAGGAACGAAGTCACAAGGCCATATCTGTTTGAGCTGTCTACTGTCATGATCGGATTCTCTATACCTTGACCTCTTACCTCATCTGAATTGGTCTCCGAATGATATTGAATAAGTGTAGGACTTATTAGACAGTGCTCATTCTTGCTGACAATAGTTGTAAGTGGTTCTCTCACATCTTTGCTACGATCTGCAGAGAATCCAGTCTGACCTATCTGAACCATATATGGTTCTACAACTCCATATCCGTGCTTCCCTGTAATCGTCGGCATTGGATCTCTTATGTCCTGTGGCTTTCTATCGCCACCATGATTGCACTGGATGATGAACGGCTCCGGATTATCCAGAACGAACTTCTTCAGCCCTCTTGCAATCCTCTGCATAGTCTTTGGTGCAAGCGGCCTCACCGCCCGGATGCCATACTTCTCCTTGATCTCCTCTGATGTATCAAAGATACTCGGACAAGGTAAGCTGAAATCAAGCTGTGTATATGCTCCAACATAAGGCTTGAGCAGTCCCGCCTTGACCTCTTCACTGTCTGCCGGTGCATGTGTGGGCTTTGGCCACATGATCGGTGCACCATCACACCTTGCGATCATAAAGAACCTTTTTCTTTTTGTCGGTGCTCCGTAATCAGCAGCCACAAGCTCTCTGAACTGTACCTCATACCCCAGATCATTGAGCTGTCTCACAAACTGTCTGAATGTGTGTCCCTGTTTGTTCTTGATCGGATGATGCCCCCGGTTGAGTGGTCCCCAGGTCTTGAACTCTTCAACATTCTCTAACATGATCACTCTCGGTCTCACAAGTGCCGCCCATCTGCAGGCCACCCACGCAAGGCCTCTGATGTTCTTATCCTTTGGTTTCCCACCCTTGGCCTTGCTGAAATGCTTGCAGTCCGGAGAGAACCAGGCAAGAGCTACCGGGTGTCCCTCACAGGCTTTCACAGGATCAACCGCCCACACGTTCTCACAATAGTGCTTTGTGTTTGGATGATTGACCTTATGCATCCTGATGGCTTCCGGATCATGATTGATTGCTATATCAACGCTGTAGCCTGTAGCCATCTCAATTCCTGTTGATGCTCCACCGCCTCCGGCAAAGTTATCAACGATAAGCTCTCCGTTTATCACTCGTCGCCCACCTCCAGAAAGTCAAACAACGTCGGTGAATCCACCTCATTCTCCTCAGACTGCAGATATCCAACTCCATCCCTGAAGTAATCCGGATTCAATTCGCACCCCTTGCCGAACCTGTGCATCTTCACCGCCATCATTGGAACTGTCATAAGTCCGCCAAATGGGTCATATACCACATCGCCCTTGTTGCTGTACCTGTTGATGATTCGCTCCACGATATCAAGCTGTAATGGGCATACATGCATAGTCGCTCTTCTGCGGCTCTGTGTCGTGTTGAGGGTCCGCATCCTGTTGATGTCGTCCCACACTTCAAGCTGATTCCAGGATCCCGGAGCAACCACCATGAATGTAGCTGGAAGCCTGCCATCTGTATCCAGGTACTTTGCAAGTGCCACATGCTCCTCATAATTGTATACGTGCTCTCTGCTGTACTGCCTGTACACTCTCTGTAAGTTGTCCACAGATACACCCTCAAGCTCCTCTTTGCTTATCAGCCTGTCTCCTGAACTTCTCCAGTATCCATGAGCATCTATCTGCCACTGTGCTCTTGTGTACTCATCCTTGGACTTTGTAACCGGATCATCAGCGTATGCCTTGCTGTGATCTGTTGGCAGCTTGCGGAATAACAGGATATATTCAGGACATCCCACACCCATCTTGGTGCCATCCTTGCACTGCTCAGTCCATCCGAGCCGGTATGTCTGGTTGTTCTCTCTTACAACATCCGTAACCACTGTTATCATTCCAAAATACTGGAAGCCATGACGCATATAGTGTTCTATGCAATCAGCGTGGAATGGCTCAATAGTCGGCATTCCTGTGCCGGTAGCATTTCCAAACAACACTCTATCCTTAACGTGGATGGCCGCCACTCTTCCCGGCTTCAGCACCCTCAAAAGCTCCGGTGTCAGGAAGTTCATCTGTTCAAAGAACCGCTCTGTATCCTGATTGTGTCCGAAGTCGTTATAATTTGCGCTGTACTCGTAGTGATTGCCGAACGGTATCGACGTATGTATCAAATCAACACTGTTGCTCTCCATTGCCCTTGTCTCTTCCACACAGTCGCCATACACAGCCTCATAATGCTTGCCTCTTACCGTTCTCTCTTCTCTTGTGCCTTCCACACCCATCTTCCTTTCCAATCTCTCCGTCTTGTTTGCCGAATCAAGGCCATATTTCTTCACGATCTCGATCATCTTCTTGACCATGTGATTATGATTCTTCCACTTCTCGATCAGTGCGTCCTTGATCTCCCGCTCATTCTCCATGTAGATGATGTCTATTACTACTGTGTCCTGCTGCAGGAACCTGTAACACCTGTGCACCGCCTGTATGAAGTCATTGAACTCATAGTCAATGCCAACAAATATCTCCCGGTGGCAGAATCGCTGGAAGTTACATCCTGAACCACTGATTGACTTCTTGGTGGCAAATAGCCTTGTCTTGCCATTGGAAAAATCTATAACTCTCTGTTCTCTGAGGTCGTAATCCATGGATCCGTATATATCCACTGTCTCTGGCAATACTTTCTTGATTGCGTGTCTCTCTGCTTCCTGGTCATGCCACAGAATGAAATGATCCTCCGGAGAGCTATCAACTATCTCCTTCATCTTCTCGACTCTGGCATCTATGCTCTCCCGCTTGATCTTTGCAGCTTCTTTAAGTCCTGTACTTGCCTGTGTGAAAAGCTCCATCTGGCCATCCCTGTCAACTGAATCTCCGTAGTGTATAGGTATCTCATGCCACCTCACATCCAATGGCGGGAGTACATAACCATCATCGGAGTAATCTGGATTGAGATCCGATGGTTTTGTGATAAAGAGCGCCCAGCTACTCACCCACAACCAAAACTCATCTTCCATGTTCGGGTACAGTGTCAGGTTATTTGCCTTTGTTGAATCCCTCTGGAAAAATCTTGTAAGTGCCTGTCCTGTGTCCATGACTTCAAGATATCCAGCATAGTGTATAAGCTCCTTGTACTTGTTCGGTGATGGTGTAGCGGTCGCTACGAGCTTGTAAGGTACATTTTTGAACTTGTCAAGGAACGTCTGGTATGTCTTAGATCCAAATGATCTAAGCACGGATGCTTCATCAAGTGAGGTTGCCGCAAAATACGATGGATCTATATCTCCGTCTCTCACTCTCTCATAGTTCGTCAGAACGATCTGACTTGTGCTTGCCTCAACCTCTTCCATGGTTCGGCAATATTCAGGTTTCTCATAGCCCAGAAGCTCTACAGCATCCCTTGTGAACTCCTGCTTAACTCCAAGCGGTAATACAATCAACGCTCTACCGCCGGTATGTTCTGCTGCAAGGTGGCAAAACTCTATTTCCTGTGCAGTCTTGCCAAGCCCAAACGACTCAAACAAGGCTCTACGTCCGCCCTTCAGCGCCCATGCCACCGCATCCCCCTGATGTGGCTTTAGGGCTTTATTTAAGCGGCTCTTATCGACCTCAAAGCCGCTATCAGTAGCAAGCTCTATCTTGCTCTCTAAAAACTCTCTGTATGTCATTCACTTCTCAGGAACCCGCTATAGCATTACCCCGGCCGGAGGTTCGGCTCCTTTCGTGTGTTATTTGTTTAGATTATCGGCAAGAATCCTCTATTCCTTTCTTGTCGTTATTGTATGTTTCATGTAAAGTGGCCAGAGCTGTTCCCACAGATCCTTGTTTGCCACCTCTTTCCCTTTTGTTGTCATGTAGCCATCCAGCGCCCAGCGTGCCAGATTCTTAGTCATCATGGAGAGCACAAAGTCATCTGCTGAGATGATCTCTATCTCGCAAGGCCTTGTGAATCTGGATAATGCCACCGTGATGGCTGATATCGTAGCTGCGTGGTAGGTGCCGTATATCATTCCAGAGCCTTCCACTCTTGCGACTTTGCCGCCCTGGGAGTGTTCCAGGATGTAACTGTATGTCTTGTGCGTCTCCTTTGTTGATGCGCTGTCCACGCTTACATATATGCGCTCCATTTACTCCCTCCTCCTTCTCATCGTGTATCTTCGGTATGAGTAACTTGTTACTGGGTTGATGCCCTCGTATATCCTGACTATCTCATACCCTTTCTTTGGCTTTGGTTCTCTCTTCCAGTGCAGGAGCTTGTCCACCTTCGGTTCAGGGAGCGGCATGTTGCGTGATGTTGAGTATGATGCCTGCCGGATTCGCGGCTTTGACATAGTGCCATCTTCCTTCTCCTCTGTGGTGTTCTCATCCTTGGTCATGTATGCAGCCAGCTTGCTGAAGTCCTCATCATATATCTTGTCTGATAGTCTGATCTGCTCAGCATATATACCGCCTTTCTCCCACACATTTTTTACGATGGATGATGTGTCTCCTATCTCATTCACAACAAGGTGTATGTGCCATGCTCCTTTTGTTCCCTGTTCTATGTTGCGGATCCATCGGAGCTCTTGCCCTCGCTTGGTATATTCCCTCTTCACCTTCCGGATCATCTTCTGGAAGTCTGCTATTGCGTCCTTCATCGTGGGCGGTCTGTTCCTCTTCTCGTATGTGAGTGTCAGGAACGTATCTCCAAAGTCGAAATATTCCAGGAGCTTATGCCGGCATCTCTTCACCTTGCTCTGATGATTGACGTATGCCATCTGCTCCGGTGTCGGTTTTGCTCTCGGCTGTCTCTTCCTGCCCGGTGATCCATATCTTCCATCGTGGTACTCTTCCACCTCGATGATGTTCTTCTTCCGGAAGAGGTATGTCTTTCTCTTAACTATGTAATCACCCTCTTTGGTCATATATTTAATAACTTAATCAAGTAGGAAACAGGGCTCCCAAGTCCCTGTTTTCCTTGCTTTTTTTTGGCTGGGTGATATAATATAAACAGTATATATTTTTACTTTTTCACCCTGACAGGCGTTTGCAGACGCTTGTCTTTTTTATATTTCAATCCTGTACCACATGGTCAGCATCAAGTCCTGAAACTTATACGGCATGTCCATGTCCGGCCGAATGGGTTTCATGAGTCCAAGCCGTTCATAATCCCTATGCTTGATCTCAAGGTGGCAGTCATACTGCTTTACTTCTTCATCTCCTGTGATTCCCAGCTCGGCAAGCTTCGCGCCACCTCTGATGAATTCCAGTGAAGTCTTATAGCCTGTGAATACCATGTTGCCGGCTCTGATTATCTGTATGTGATCTGATCCGGCTCTGTACGCAAGTGCCTCACTCATCTTCATCCAGCTCATCCTCCTCGTCGTAATACACCATGATATCGTAGTCATCCACGAAACCGTCATTTGCATAGAAGAACAGAATAAGTATTGTTACGCTGATCAGGAGCACCGGCATGAGCACAGCAAATTCTTTCCAACTCCACGCCATGCGGAGCAGGCTGTACAGTGACATGATTGCCGACAGCAGCGCTGCTCCAACCACGGTGTAGAGTATTGCATTTTTTATTGCTCTTCTTTTTTTGATTTCTTTGTTCTTCATTTTCTTTCTCCTTCTGGTGGCGCTCTTTGCAATGTGTCGTCACCTCCTTGTATTTTTGTC